GTATACTTTCTCGTCTGGGTGGTTTTTAGCGTAGCGTTTAACGTCACCTATTGGTGATGCTGATGGTATGATTTCTACTTTAGATGGGAGTAATTCCTTATAAATCTCCCATATTTGCATTGATTGTTCTTGTTCAATACCATCTCTAACTCCACCCCCGACATATATTAAGAATTTATCTATATCTTTAAAGTCTTTTAGAGCAGTTTTAACTAAGTCAAAATGACCTTTGGTAGGTGGTTTGAACCCACCCCCATAGACAGCAGTAACGGATTTCCCGTCTACCAATTCATTTACCAAAAACTTAGTTAGTTGGTCCATTTATTTAAGCTTCATAATAAGCTCTTTGGCCTTGCTTTTCTTTTCTTCGATTTCTTTTTTAGCTGTTCTATATTCTTCCATTTCACGCTTAAGAGCTTCTTTCTGCATTTCGTACTCTTTAAGAGCATCTTTAGCAGCCTTACGAGCAGCTGATTTATTAGAAGACATATAGGCACCTGAAATCTCATTCATATCGATTTGATCAAAGATAGAGGCTGGGCGGACCATATCGTCCATTGACATACCTCTTTTAGGTTTCATTACAAGGATGATTTCACCAATCTCGTTATATGGCTCTTTCATTTCTAATGTTTCAGCTTCTAAAGCTTCCTTGATTAAGTTTTTTAATTCAGATTTTTTCATGAGTTAAGGAATTGTTTGATTTTAGATTGTGCTTCGGGAATCGAAACAGTTTGTTGTATAATTTCTTGAACGTTTTTCTCGTTGCGTAATGCTATGATTTCTTTTTCAAGTTCTCTTTTAGCCTCTTCTGATCTTTTTAAAATAGCAGGAGATTTTTCTTTAGTATCAGTTGGTGTGTAGGGTTCGATATAACGTTTAATGATTTTATCTAAACTTGCTTTACCAAATGGGTCTTTATCTTTTGTAGTTGCTACAAAGTTTTGACCGAATAAATTAAGATAAGGGATAAAATTTTTAGTTACGTTAGCCCATGTTTGGAGAACAATTGAAGGCATTAAACTTCTATCCTCACCAGCTGAACGCTCGAATCTGTCTTCGTTTTTCTTAAGTGATTTTTCAAGTGAAGAGTATACAAATACCATCATCACATCATATCCTGCTGTCTCTAAAGTATTCTTTAACGATTCTGTTTTCTTATATGAAGCAGCAGTTCCATCAATTACAATATTTTCACCTTCACCTATTTCTTGTGCTAAAGCTGCTTGATAATCTTTTTGAGCGGCTTGCATTGCTTTAGCTGCTCCACTTCTACCTTCGGCATCTGCCTTTTTTAGGTCAAGTGAAATACCTGCATCACGAAGGTTTCTAATAAAAAAATCATCAATGTTCATTACTTTTAAACCGAGGTCACTAATAATTTCACCTACAACAGATGACTTACCAGCACCTGGGGCACCGGCTAAAATAATAGCTTTGGGGGCACCTTGTGCCTCTTTAAGTAATTGTACCAATGAAATCATAAACGCGCGTTTGCTATAAATATACGTTAGAATTCTGTATTAAAGAAAAATGTTTGAAAGAATCTACAATCATTTTCATAATCAGAACCAAAATAATTAGTAGCGGTATGAAATAGATCTCCCCTATACATTACTAACCTATTATAAACATTAGAAGTTACTTCTATAGGTTCCCATTTAGTTTTATCTTGACCATCTTGGTGGATTACACCTAATAATTCTTCATTAATTTCTCCATTTTCTAATCTTGGAGCAGCCATTAACCCAGTAGGTTTGTGTTTAAATATAGTAGTACCACTATTTAAAGGAGCATCTTTTGTTAAATAAACAATCCCAGCCCAAGTATTATAACAATCAGCATGAACCCAATTTATATCTGTAACATTAGTCTTAGAAAAAGTTCCATTAGGATGCCAATCCCACATTGTAATTTCACCACCAAAAGGTCTTACGATATTTTGTAATTGATTTTTTACACTTTCATTTCCTGTGATTTGGAGGGTTCTCCAACCAGGATGATTACCATTACCCTTAGTAAATTCTAAAGTTTTAGCCCATGCTACTACTTCATCAGGGTCTGAATAAAAATCGTCTAATATTACAAGTTGTCCTTTCATATGTGTATAAATATTAGACCTCGCGTTTAACTATAGTTTTAAACTCAGTAAAGATAGGAGAGTGGTTTGGGTTTTCTAAATCAAATAGTTTTTTAACTGTTTTAAATATGTCAAGATTTTCATCTATAGTGCGTTTAGATTCATAAATCTCCCACCCCTTACCTTGCATAGATCCATCTTTAGGACCACGCTTAGATGATTTAAGCCACAAAACTGCTGTGCGGTCAACTGCTTTACCATAACACTCTTCATAGCACTTAGCGTAGGCAGCTGTTTGTAAATCATATGTAGTTTGTAAGTGATTTGATGTTTTAAAGTCAATAATCCAAAGTTTATCGTCAATTTCACATACTAAGTCACAAGTACCAGCAATCTCTAATTCATCAGAGAATAAATGAACTTCAGTTTCAATCAATTTAGGTTGGTGTGTTTCCCAAAAATCAACAAACCTAAGGAACATTTGCCACACATCAGGACTATGTTGTGGATTGCCCCATTGGTTTAAGAAATTACATTCTTTATCATTTAAATAATCTTCAATTAATTCATGAGTTGCTGTACCATCTTCCCCAGCTTTTTTAACAATATAATCAGCTGAACGACCCATATTTTTAAGCCAATCTTCAAAGTGTTTTCCTTTTGGGTAAGCCGACAACACGTAAGTGATAGAGGGATAGTATTTTCCATTACGTCTATAATAACGAGAGTCGGGCATTGTAATTTGCTTAGCATCTTCTGAGATCTCTAAAATGCGATTGTAAGATTGCTTAATGTTTCTTTTACTCATATAAGTTTAATTTTCTTAGCCATCAAATCATAAGTGGTTAATGGGTAAGTGTTTTGTATAAGGTTTGTAAAATTATCAAAACCCATTTCGCTTGGATCTTTTTCATCCAAATCTACGAGGTAAACCTCTTTACCCTCGTTTAATAATAATTCAGCAAATCGTAAAGCATCCTTCATCGCGTCTTTATCCAGAGCAATGTAGATTTGTTTTACGGTTGACGTTACAATTTTTTTCATTAAGTTATCTTGCAAATGCTTTCCAAGCAATGGAATTGCATTACGTTTGATAGCTAAAGCATCAAATGGTCCCTCACACAATACAAGCGGAGAAGACCAGTTTACAAATAACTCGAATGGTACAATATTTTTGTTGACTGAAGGGTTGCGATATTTGACCGGTGAATTAGGATCAAAGTTGCGAGCAACAAAATAATTTAGTTTACCTTCGCTGGAATACGATGGTATAACGATCATTTTGTTATATGTGCCACCTTCACAATATCCAATATTGTATTTAAGTATATCGTGTTTAGAAATACCGCGCTTCTTTAAATAATTTAAAGCGTGTCTTCCAATAATATCGTTTTTGGTAAGCTCTGATAGTGGCTTAAATTCTTTAGGTAATTCTACTTTATTAGTAGTTTCATTAATGTTAATCTGTCTTGAAACTCCTACAAGTGAGCGTAGCTCATCTATTTTATCTTGTGGGGCTTCCATTGCCTTAAATAAACTAAGCAATTTAGATCCTTTTTTATCACAAACCCAACAATGCCATTTTTGATAATAAGTAGCATTCTCGTCAAAATTAATTTCGAGTTTGGGTTTATGGTGGTTACAAAAGGGGCAACTATGGGCTTGATTACCACGAGCAGTGGGTTTACCCGGTCCTAATACTGAGTTTACTAAGTTGACAACTAATTGATTAACCATGTTGTATAAGATACGAAAGGTATCTTACTAATCAAAGTCTCTTCGATAAAATTTACCAAGTATATTATCGTTGAAAAACTCATCTGGTTTTTCTAATACCTGATATATAAACAAATATTTTGTTTCATAGTAAGTTAATAACTTTTTATTAGAAGTCAAACATAAAATTTCACGTTTAAATTCATCTTTTTTACCTTCTTTTAACATGGCTACAATTTCTTTATTTGAGCCATAGTAGATTTGCCAATCAGATTCTGTCATGGCTAATTTATATGCTGGTTTACGCCCAGCTACGTGAGCGTATTCTAAAAGTTCCTTTTTAGTAAGTTTTACCTTTTTTTGGTACATTAAAACTTTTTTACCAATATAGGCTTTGCCTGATGGTGTATGAGTAACCCTATATATAAAACCAAAGGTTCCCTGAGGAAATGAAGAGAGTGTCTCCATTGGTTCGTTTTTATAAGTCCACATGTCAATAAGTTTTTAAATTAATTTAGATATCTTAGATTTTAGATCATCTATTTGGGTTTGTTGTTCTTTAACTACTGAAATTAGGAATGCTGTTAATTTTTCATATTTAACTGCTTTAGTTCCATTTTCACGAGTAGTTACCACTTCAGGGAGAATTTCTTCAATTTCTTGAGCTATAACTCCAATATCGTGCCCTTCATAACCCGAATTAGGATCCCAATCAAATTCGTATCCGTTAATATACGATAATTTTTCTATAGATCCAACTATAGGTGTAATATTATTTTTTAAATTTATATCAGAAGAATAATATGCTATAACATCACCTTTAACGTATAAGAAATTAGTTGATGGGTTAAATGTTAAACCATCATTATTATCAACGTATACAGTTTCATCAGTTAACCCACTATCGTCAACAATTAATACTCTATAATTAGCATTAGCTGAGGCCGTAGTTAAATTAAGAGCTGAAATTGAACCTGTATTAATAGCAACAGTTACATCATTTCCAAAGGTAGTTGCTACTACAGCATTTCCTACAAAATCTAAAGATTGTAAAGTAGTAGTTAAAGGAATTCCTTCATCTGAAGCTGTAATATTAGTTCCACCACTACCACCACCTGGGATATAAATTGTTAAATCGTTACCTAAAGCAGTAGCTTCAACCCCAGAACCAGTCCAGTTAATAGAATAAATATCATTTGTTAATAAACTGCCAGTATATGAACCTGTAATAGAAGTTCCAGCAGCTCCCTGAGCACCTTGAACACCTTGGGCACCAACAGCACCTTGTCTTCCCTGAGCACCCTGAGCCCCAGTAACTCCTTGAGCCCCTTGTACACCCTGGGCTCCAGGGGTTCCAACTTCACCTTGAACACCTTGTGCTCCTTGAGCTCCAACTCCAACAGCACCTTGAACACCTTGAGCACCCTGTGCTCCTTGAACACCTGGTGTTCCTGATCCTGTAGCTCCCTGAACACCTTGAGCACCTTGCACACCCTGAGCACCAGGTGTTCCTACACCAACTGCTCCTTGAGCTCCTTGAGCTCCCTGTGCCCCTTGAGCTCCTTGTACACCCTGAGCACCAACATCTCCTTGAGCACCAACCCCCACAGCACCTTGAGCTCCTTGTGCTCCTTGAGCTCCTTGTACACCCTGAGCACCAGCAAATGTTGAATGTTTAACTAATCCTGTAGTAGGGTTTATTGTTAAAGCATATGAGGGTGAAGCATCTAAAGCAGATCCTGTATAGTAAAAGGATCCTGTAATTGTTAGGCTTCCTGAAACTGAAATATCGTAATCATCCGCAGCTGTAAAAGCATCTACAGATTGAGAAACGTGCCAAGAGTTAATGATATAACCTTGTGCTATTTCATCTGTACTTGGAGTAAAAATATTTTGCAGTTGTTTTGCCATATGTTATAAATATTTTAATATAATCCTATAGATGATATCCCTATTTCACTTGTTCCAGTATTACCATTATAATATGATCCTATAGTAGTGTATACTGGT